GGGCATAATTTCCGGATGGAAATATTACCCGATTTAACATTTTAATAATTAACTCGTTTTGTAAATTATAAATCAAATTTTTCCGTAATATCTGAAGAACTCAAAAGGAGTTCTCACATCAAGATAACCGTCTATTTCCTCATTGGCATAAGCCTCCATCTCGAATGCGGAATTATCATAAGCCTTATTTCCTACGTTTACCCAACACCGGTTACGGCATAAGTGATACACGTAGGAAATCGCATACTCCAACCCATACTGAAGGTAAAACCACAACGGGCAAAGTAGATACGCCCATAAGTTGAACCCGGCAAACAGCATGATTACCGTCAGCAGGATTACCGAAGCAATCAAGCACTCCTCCCACTGCCTTACATGAATCGCCTCATGGTTAAGTGTACTCTGCTTCATCTCCTCCTTGCTCTTCTTGGTAAAGACAAAGCAGCCTAATGTGATGGTGCTGTAACCCTGCCACAGCAGCCATTTCGCTAACTTGCTTTCATAAAATACTTTCATATACTCTTTCAGTTTTTAAATACACACCAATAGGTTATGTCTCCATCGGCATATCTAAATCCGATTAACTCATGATACCCGTAAGCATCTTTTATATCATAACTTGACACTGAATCCAATATAGAGCCATTAGGCGCAATCTTCACATTGGCAGATGCAGTCGTTAAAGTTACGGAAAGGGGAGTCCTTGTCGCAATCGGGAACAACATCTTCATTTCCTGGCAAGCGCCAGCTTCCAATTCCGGAAGAGGCCCTAAATTCTTCGGATAAAGGATTATAGAACCATTAGGTGATTCATTGTATGAATTTGTACACACCTTCAAGTTCATTTTCCTTGCGGTAATGCTTCCTTCGACTTCTGCTTCTGCACTGATAAACTTACCGCTTTCCAGCACCCGGAACGGAGCGTCGTCAGGCTCGTGTGCTCCAGCCCATATACGCACCTTGCTGCCTTTTTCCGAACCGGAAAGACCTGCTGTCACAGTCTCCCCGTCACTCTTCTTAATGAGTAGCTGGTTTCCCTGCATGAAGTCAATGCTCGCGTTCTTCGCGATGATGAGGGACGTGTAGATAGGACCTACACCGCTTAACTTGGTCCATGTGGACGATGACACTCCCGGCTTGTTGCTTTCCGAGCTTGTATGGGTAGTGTTGCATTTGTAGACATCCCATCCGTCGATTGCGGCATTGTTCCTTATCATCGCAATATCCACATAACGGGTGCCGCTTGTCAGAGCTTCGTCGTTGCGGTAAGTCACGCCCACAGCCCATTCGGAATGCCTTATGATGCACCCTTGTATACCCTGCTCTCCTTTTTCCCCAGGCTTGCCATCAGCTCCGGGTTTCCCGTCAGCACCAGGTTTTCCGTCTTCTCCCTTTGAAGCAAGCAAATCATACTCCGCAGAATTCATCTCACCGGAAAGTATGTACCCGTATGTCTTGCCACCGTCCTGCGTCTGCTTGATTCGCTGACCGGAACTTGTTGTAACAGTCCACAGTGGAGGATTGGTCGTCTCCTTCTTGGCTATATATGAAGAGCCGCCCATGGTAACTACACCCTGCTTCGGCACGATAAGCCCCGTATGCCATCTGCCCATAGCGGTTATGCTATCACCCTTGTCGCCTTTGATTTTAATTGGCGTGCCCCATGTCCCGTCACTTGCGGATGAAGCAACCTTCTGCGACATCCATATAGCTCCACTTGTAGCATTCGTATGCCAGCCTCCGGTAGTACCGTTTCCCGTAGGTACAGAAGGCTGGGAAGTGCTGTCATTGTAAGTTATGAACACGCTCAATCCGTTCGAGCCGGCTGCACCGTCAGCACCGTCCGAGCCGTCAACGACCATCAACGACCATGCTGTCCCGTTCCATATGTATACACGACCGTTATTGGTGTCCCTATATGCCCAGTTGATTTGAGGATTGGAAGGTGGAGACTGCAGGTCGCCTTTCCATACGATGCTCAGTCCGTCCTTTCCGTTCTTTCCGTCAATTCCGTCAATGGTCATTTGATACCACTGGCCGTCTTGATATACATACGACTTCTTGTCGGTCGTATTCTTGTACGCCCAACCGTTCTGAGGAGAGGAAGGGGCAGACGAGAAATCACCTTTCCATACAATACTCGTACCAGCCACACCTTCTGCGCCATCAATGCCATCAAATCCATATTTAGCCCAGAGAGCAGGTGTGCTGAAGTTACTCCATATGCCGTTTCTCTTCTTCCTCTCGCTTATCCATTCAAAAGGCAGGGATTCGGAAACGCCAATAGGGTCATCATGCCATCCGGAAGGGATATAATCATCCGTCTGTGAGGTCGCTGGGGTGGAGGGGCGGTTTTCCTCCGTGGTATGAATAAACACTCTTTCGTAATCGGTACCGTCGCTTCCGTCCTTTCCGCTCTGGACAAGCAGGTCGTATTCCTCCGTATTTGATTCACCGGAAAGTATGTATCCGTATGTCCTTCCTCCGTCCTGCGTCTGGGTAATGCGCCTGCCGTCATTTGTCGTGGTAGTCCATAACGGTGGGTTGGCGGTCTCCTTCTTCGCGCAGAAGGTGCTTCCTCCCATAGTGACGATTCCCAGTTTGGGCACGATAAGCCCGGTATGCCATCTGCCGAGCGAAGACACGCTCTGTCCGTCCTTGCCGTCCGTAACAAGAGGTATCGTCTCCACATCGACCTCCTTCCCGTCCACGTAGAATATGAACTTGATGCTCTTCTGGAAGCTTGATACCGGTACTCCGGCATTGTTCCCGATTGAGACTTCGGCTCCACCGTCAAGGGAGTATTTAAGTTCGCCCGTCCCGGTCTCGGCCGTGCCTCCGGAAACCGAAGACTTCAACCGTGTACACGATACGGATGTTACATTGAGATTACCGTTGGCATCCTTTATCACGGCAGACACGCTCGGGACAAGCCGGTACAGAACGGCATCGGCGCCACCCTTGACACCTGCCATGGTGAACGTGAGCTGCCCGGTGTAGGCTTTTCCGTTGTAGGTGGCTGTCAACGCGACGGGTATCGGGTTCCTGCCGTCCAGAGCCACGCCCTGCTTGACACTGAAGGTTATCTCTCCGGTGGAAACGTCATGCGTCTCGGTGACGTTGGCAGGGAGCGTGCATGTTATTCCGGTGAGGGTCATCTTCTTACTGCCGTAGCTCATCCATACAACTGTGCTTATCGACGTGTCCTGATAAACCTTGCCGTCATTGGTAAGGGCGACGTTATCCATCTCGTTGGTGAGGTCTGCGAACACTGCCGATTCTCCGGGGTCACCCTTGGAGGCAATCTTCTGCCAGTCATTGTTCGTGCCCGGCTCGGCTGACGAACCGTTCTTGTTCATGCAGGCCCATGTGCTTCCGTCATGGGTCACGCTGTCGTAATAGTCATACTTTCTGCCGGATTCCCAAACGCCCTCATAGCTCAAGTCCTTGGCTGGGGTGCCGTTGGGCTTCAGGCGCTCTATCGTGCCGGAGATGTACACATTCTTGCCGTAGAACGAATAACCGGAGAAATCCATGCCACCTATGGAAAGGCCGTTCAGCTTTCCTACCTGCATCTCGATGTTCGTTTCCGGGTCTATCACCCAATTGTTGACATGGGTAATACGACGGATGTAGTATCTGTTCTCGTATGTAATGTCCTGGCGGTCCTCATCGGTGAAGTTACCGTATGCGAAGAAGTTCATGCCCGGCATCGGATGAACGGACGTACCCACCTGAAGCTCATACTCGAACTTCATGCTGCCCGCCTCGTTCTCCAGTATATTGGTCGGAGTAAAGTAGGATGTGGCGAAACCGGAATACTCAATGAAGCCGTTTGCGCCAATCGTATCCTTGTCGGTGTTTCCCCCACCTATGTTGTGGAAGATACCCCTGCATATGTCGCTTACATGAAGCGTACCGTATTGGCCTTCCAGAAGGTCAAGGGTGGCAATGCGGTTCTCGGTATCCACAGTCTTGATTGTTCCGTAGGCGAACGTATTGGCTTTGTCACCCGATATAACGTCTATGCAGTTGAAGGTAATCTGAGGTACAATAAGCTCCTCACGGAATACAGCCTTGTCCGTCTCGATAACAACCTTCCCGTTCTCGTCCAGATAGATGGAGCCGCCGCTTCCTCCGATAATGCCGGAAACGAAGTTCTTGCTTATCTGCAATCCCTTCTCCGCGGTGAGCTTGTCGCCGACTTCCAGCTTGAAGGGGGTGCGGTCGTTGGTGGTCTTGCTGAGGAATGATTGCAGAACACGCAAAGCCGAATACACATTTCTGTTTGTAGGGGATGTAGTGTCATTCGTTCCGATAACATATATGCCACTTCCACCTCCACCGGTGTATGTCTGTCCCTTCAAGGTAATATTCTCTATTTGCTCTTCCAGCTCCCCTATCCGAGAGTAGGACGCCGTTTCGCCTACCGTATATACCGGGCTGTCATATGGCTTATCAAGATTACATTCGTATCCTATGATTCTGGACTGACGGTTTCCGCTTTCAAAAAATGCGGAATTGACTAGATTAACCTTATCTCCTACATCAAAATGCTTTGCATAATCCTGGTTCTGATTGCCTCCCTCATCCAGCCCATACATATAGTCCGACATCATTGTGCAGGAATATGTATTGGGGTCTATCCTGGACTTGGCAACGTACTCTTCAGCCTTCTCCTTAAGCTCTTGTTCCGCGGCCGACACAAGCCCCAAATCCGCAATTTTGGAGCTGTCCCACCCATATAATATATAAGTATCCCCCTCTTTGGGTTTTAAGACACCATCAGGTAATTTGCGACCATAATCCTCATTAGCGACAATCTCCCAAAGCTGGGCTTTCGGATTCCATGAACCGTCCTCATTCTTTTCCGGTTCTCCCATCGGATTAAAAGTCACGCCGAAATCCATACCGTTCAAAGAGCCGGACTGGAAGATTATATGCAATTCCTCACCCTCAAGAATGTAGTCCTTTGAAAATGTTATTCCGGTATCGGTAAATTGGTAGAAAGTTTCGGTGGTCTGAGTTCCATCCTCATTATTCACTGTGTCTGTATAGGTGATGACCTTTGATATATGACCGTCAGTACGAGGATATATATAGTCAAACACAACCAACTGCTCTACAGCTTCCTCTGTGGACATATCAGGATATGCGTCTATGTATGGAGTTCCTTCGGGAAGCATGAGACGCTTTTGTACAACTCCATTAACCACGATGCTTTCATCCACTGGACGATAGTTTGACGGAATGTTACGGGTAGAGCCGAAAGCATAGATACGGGTAGCGTATGTACTCTTGCTCTCAGAGCTTGTCATCTCCACCACATTGTCCCCTATCTCAAAGTCAACCGGAGTGCCGTATTCACATCTTCCGAAGTTGATGATGTTCTCTGTCACCCAACATTCACAGTCCCATTTCTTCGCCATAGAGAAGCAGGCGTCAAGAATGTTGATGTTGTCATAAGTCATCAGTAGCGCCTTATTCTCTACAGTGCTGTCAATGGAGAAAACAAAATCCTGACCTTTATACGCATAACCAAGAGCTTTCAAATTTCTAAGGACTATACCGGCTTGAACATCAAGTGAAGCGGTGAGATTCCAGGACGCTTCCTGCCCGGCCACTTCGGGGGTATATTTAAAGATTTTGTTTTTCCATTTCCAGTAATAGGCGTCAAGCTGCAACTCGTAGTCATAGCCTGCGGTATTGGCATTGAATACTGGTTTCTGCAAATCACACACCTCGAACATGCCGAAATCGCATTCCACGTAGTCACCATATTTGAAGAATATAGGATTCTCCAAGCTGAATTTCAGAAGGATATAATCCTCCTTCATCAGAGTAAACTTACGTTTACAACCTTCATCGGGAAGGGTGGTAAGGAGAATGCTGCCGGATATGTCTTTGATGTCTATTAGTTCCATATATGGGGTATTGTATAGCTTCATACAATTGCACAGCAAATATAGCAATAAATGACATAAAAACAATCATATTTATCCTAAATTTGCACTATACTCCTATCTGCTGGATTAGGCTCTACTAATCTTAGAGAGAATTTAGCGATACCCCTCATGAATTGGGTGAATTGATTACATGACAAATATATAGTCTTATACACAACATCTGGTTGATATTTACTTTTGATATGTAATACTCCGATAGCAAGCTCTTCGCAAAAAGAATTGTATCGTAAAAAAAATTGCTCTTCGTTTTTGGCAGTGAGATTAAATGTCAATGTAATATTCCTCTCATCAATCTTAGGATTCGACTTTATGACCCGTTTACCATGCTCCAAGCGCGACTTGTTCTCGATAAACTCTTTCATTGGTGGTGGGGTCATCAGCGATGATAAGGAAGATGTATCCATGCTTATCCCCCACGTGGTATAAGCGTCCTTATTATTTATATAAAATTCTCCTGTCGCCATATTATAGTCCGTTATTAAGAATTGTAATCATTCTATCAAATTTACTCTCAAAGTCAAGTATCGGCTTCGTATACTTTACTATGTCCTCTAAATATCCGTTGGTTTTCACATGCTGTTCCAAAATACTACTTAGTGTGGCATTACTTGACGTTGAAATAGAAACTAAAGAATTCAATCCAACAACTGCATTTATCATTTGATTTTTTATCTCCTCTCCAGCTATCTGTAAAGCTGTGAAACGACCGTTAAGCTCCTCTCCTGTGTCCTGGGACATGGACTGGAATCCCTTGCTGCTTGCAGACTGTTGGGTGGATTCTGAGGTCCATCCGAATATTTCGGCCAGATTGTTGCGCTCGGAAACGGCAGCATCTACTATTTCATCGTACTGTTTACGAAGCTCCTCCATATCTCCCTTGGTTATACCTTCTTCGTCTTTCCCTGCTTCTGCAAAGGAGTCATACCAGTCCTGCAGCTCTTTGGAAAATTTTTCCCCCACCATGTTAGTAAGGATGGCGCGCTGCATATACTCGCTGAAATCCTCAGCAAAGTCTTTGGCAGAGCTGTCCATATCCATAAGGGTATCCACGAAACTGTCAAAAACACTGTCAAAGGTTGTCTGGGTGAGCTGCTCTTTTACCTGGTTCTGTATTTCCTCTATCTTGGCCTCCCCTTCAATGATACTGTCCAGATATTCCCGTACATCATCGTCCATGTCTGCCCAGAATGTTGGAGCATCGGATTTGAGTTTCTCCAATTGCTCAACGGTAAGGTCAAACAGTCCGGTCATTCTTCCGGTCCCGATAAACTCTTTGGCGGCATTGACTGACATGTCGAGTGCGTTGGCGATGTCCTGCCAGTCGCTTGAAGAGGTGTTCTTTGCCATTCGCTTACCGATGGAATGGGAACCGACAGACGCACCGGAATTGAGCCGTTCCTTTCCCAGCGTTCTGTATGCCTCTATCTGTTTTTCTACGAGGTCAATGGCTTCCTGCCCTACCTTGTCGGCTTCAACGCCGTAGGACATATCAATATACTCCCTTTTCTTGTCTATCAGTTCATCCCATATCTCATTTAGCTTGTTGTATTCCTCGACCATCTCGTTGTAACGGGAATAATCAGCACCGAACATCCCGTCTAACACAGACACTACAGTGGAAATTCCAGAAACCGCACTCATGGCACCACCCACAATGTCACCGCTCATAATCTGACCGACACCGGCGGCTGTTTGTCCTAATCCACTGACTGCATCAATTGCACCTTGTATCTTAGAATCATCAAACCCGAAGATATTACCTATATTAGAACTAAACTCTTTGAGTGGACCGGAAAACTCAACGACTGCATTACCTATCTTCGATATACCTCTGCCTATTGCATCCGTATCACCTTTGGCGTTTTTGAGGTCTCCAATACCCTCTTTAATATCTTCTGAGAACTTTTTGAATGGTGATTGACCAGCAAGCGTACCTTTGAGATTTTTGATAGAATCCGTAACATCTTTGATATTTATTGTTCCATCTTCTATGCTTTTTAAGTCTTTATCGGTAAATCCGACCGCTTTCAAATCTTCAACGGTAACACCATTTCCTCCCGATAGGTAAGACACAAGCAGCTCGTACTTGTCAATGATAGCTTGGATAGCGTTTACAGACTTGTCAGAAGCGTCCTCAAAGAGGTCTGCCATCGCCTTTGTGGAGTGACCGAACTGTTCATCAAGCTGTTCAAGAGCCTTGTTCTTTTGGGCTACCTTGGAAGCGTACTCTGGGCTGTCGGTTTGCAGTTTGGCTATCTCGTCATTGTATTTTTGTACAAGGTTCTTGCGCTTCTCCTGATAGTTTCCGTACTCAATGAAGTATTCCTGCCAAGCTTTCTTGTTGGCTTCAAGTTGTTCCTCCTTATTCGCAGCGGATATAGCCTTTTCTCTGGCTTTCGCATTATTTGAGGCGCGTTCGCCAAGAAGCGATGTTTGTTCTTCGGTAAGTTTACCACCCTGCGTATTCTCCCATTCTGCCTTCTGCTTTTTAATAGCATCCAGTTCTTTTTGATAGTCCAAGTCAATCTGAGCCAGCTTCTTCTCAGTACCATCCTCCATGAGGTTGATTTCATCCTGCTGGTTTTTCCGACGAATGGAAAGAAGTTGTTCGGCAAGTTGTTCTTGCTGTTTGAGTTGTTTGGCTGCTTCTTCTTGAGTTTGCCTTCCTTGCTTGGAAGGATCTGAATACTTGGCTATCTGCTCTTGTGCATCCAGTATCTGTTTGGTATATTTGTTCCATTCATCGGAATTCTTCTGAGAAACATCCAAGGCATTACGAGCATCCTCTGCTTCTTTCTTTTTGTCCTCCCAATATTTTTTATTATAAATAATAGGTTTACTATTTTCTTTCTTGGCTTCCTCTTTAGCCTTTTCTAAATCATTAAGTGCATTCTGATAAAGTTCTAATTCTTTTTTAGCAGCACTTAAATCTTCCTTTAGCGCTCCAGTATATCCACCTGTATTTGTAGACTTTATTATGTTGTTTTCAAGTCCTTGTATTTTCTGTTGAGACATAACAACTTTAGTTTTCAACCCAATACGTTGCTGGCGTAATAATTCATCCGTTTCAAGTTTTATAAGTTCTGCATTTGTTTTTCGTTTAGCCGTCTCCCAGTCCATATCCTTGAACACATCAGGCATCAAACGCTGTAACTGGCGATATGCAATAAAACGCTCCTCTATAGATTTGGATTCATTGCTGATTGTGCTTGTTAGACCATCAGCCTTACTCTTTATTTCTTCGTAATGGCTCTTTTGAGATTCAAGAGCATCATTCGTTTCACGAATAGCCTTTTCTGTATCGCTTTCTGCTGTAGCAAGCTTATAAATTCCATAAGCCAGTCCCGTGATTGCTGCCGCCGCCAATACATACGGATTCTTTAACATTGATAAGTTCAAAGCATCTTGTGCCTTTTTAGTCAAAACCAACCATCCATAATGAATCGCCTCTTTAGCCGTCAAGGCAGTAATACCGGATGCTTGAACAGCTTGCAATGCAGTAGTGACCATTAAAGATGTACGATACACTCCATATGTTCCAACTATTTCAAGAAGTATGTTCCCAACCTTCTCATAATTTTCAACCAAATAAGAAACGCCGGACAAAGCATCGTTTATAATGCCCTCATTGGCTTTCCCTATTTCATTGAACATTGTGGAGATAGAATCCTCTATGTTGCTTATCTGACCCGTAATTGTCTTGGATTGCTCCTGCATCAGATTGAAGAACATTCCTCCTTCATCGGTAAGAGACATGATAACTTTTTGTACCTCCGGGAATCCAACCTTGCCAGCTTCAACAAGCCCTTTTACTTCATTCTCCGCTACGCCAAACTGTTTTGCCAGCTCGCGTATCATAGGAATACCACGCCCAGTAAACTGATTTAGGTCTTGTGTATATAAACGACCTTGCGTCATAGTTGTGCCATACAGATACACAATATCTCCAAGAGGCATAGAAAGACCTGCCGCGATGTTGCCAAGACGTATCAAATCATCGTTTACTTTCTCCACATCCTCACCGTATGCAAGTAACTGCTTTGCTCCATTGGCTACACCTTGAAGGTCAAAAGGAGTGGTAGCCGCCGTCTTCACCAACTGTTGCATGAGAGAGTTCGCTTTGTCTTCACTGCCGAGCATAGTTTTAAAAGCAACTTCCAATTGCTGGAACTCACCTCGAACTTGGACGATGTTTGATATAAGTTCCTTTGCTGTGAAGCCTGCTCCAAACGCGGCAGCAGCTTTTGTCATGCGATTAAATAGTTCTTCAATGCCTAAACCGCTCTGCTCTATCTGTTTTGATGTGTTCTTGACTCCGTTTTCCACTTCGTGGAGTCTACGTAAGAAATTAGAATTGTCACCGGTTATATCAAAATGAATTCCAGCCATAGGTCTTTTCGATAAGGAATGTACCGCGCAACATCACACGGCATTGCAAATATAACAATAAAATGACATAGACAATGCCACTATTTACTTAAAAACATCTTTAACCGTTTATTTTCTTATCTTTAATTTTGTTTATAGTAACATATAAAATATATTTGCCATTATATAATAATATAAAATTATGGATTTCAAGGACCAAATAGTTCAACTTTCAGAGCGTATCAGCAAGCAAAAGGACAGTATAGCTACAGAAGAGGCCACGAAAACGGCATTTATTATGCCAATGATTGCGGCCTTAGGATACGATGTCTTTAACCCTTTTGAAGTCATACCAGAACTTGACTGCGACCTTATAAAGAAAAAGGGAGAAAAGATTGACTATGCCATAATGAAGGACGAAAGCCCGATACTACTCATAGAATGCAAACATTGCAAGCAGGACTTAAACTTGCATGACACGCAACTACAGAAGTATTTCGTCGCATCAAAAGCACGATTCGGAGTGCTTACCAATGGGATAGAATACCGCTTTTATACAGATTTGGAGAAAATCAACATTATGGATGAGAAACCGTTTCTTGTCGTGAATATGCTTGACTTATCAGATGCGGATATAGAGCAACTAAAGAAATTCCATAAGTCATATTACAACGAAGAGGATGTTTTAAGTACGGCAAACGAGTTGAAATACACTACAGAGATAAAATCAATATTGAACAACGAGTTTGCGTCACCGACAGCAGAATTTGTACGCTTCTTCGCACGTCAGACGTACACTTCCGGGCAAATCACATCGAAAGTGATAGACATGTTTACCCCACTCGTAAGGAAATCCATCACATCTGTTATTAATGATATTATTTCAGACAGACTAAATACAGCTATAAAAAACAGCGAGCAGACATCTGATTCACTCCATACGCAAGAAAATACATCCATAAATACTTCAATAGAAAATACAGAAGAGAAACTCCCGGACGGAGTTGTATATATGGATAAAGAATCCGGTGTTATAACGACACAAGAGGAATTAGATGCCTATAACATCGTAAGGAGTATTTTAAGAAAAAGCGTGGATGTGGCACGTATAACCTATAAAGACTATAAAAGTTACTTCGTTGTAAATATTGATAACAGCCAATGGTACTGGATATGCCGTGTTTCTATCGGAGCAAGAAAAAAGCAAATTGGAATACCGACAAACCAATATAAAAGCAGTGAATGGATTCAGATAGACAACGTGGATGATATATTCAAATATGCAGACAGACTTGAAGAAGCACTTAAAATGGCAATGAAAAGCATCAATTAAAATGGGTGATATGAAATATCTTATACTAATTATAATTTTTGCATTCCAAGCACTATACGTTAATGCTCAATGCAATGAGAAAACAAAAGAGCAAGTCGATTCTCTAAAGGTTTCAATACCTTATCCTAAATTTAACATCAATGACACGCTGTATATTGCTTTCATAAACTGTCCAGAAATTGGAACCGACAAAATAACAGAAAAAGATATAGAGGTGGTCGAAGTCAAGATTATCAATATGAAATTATGCAATGACGTAGGAATTCCAGATTCTAATCCTATTCTTTGTTTGGGAGGAACTTTACCAGTTGAATGGCAATATCAGTTTATTGACACACGGATAAAATCTCCGAAAATCAAAGATTGCTCAAAATTTTATTCTGAAGATAGATTTTCAACGAGCGTAATAGAGGCTAAAAAAGCAATAATTGAAGAAGAGCTAAAATAAAACAACTTTTTGTTCTATTTCACCGACAAATCACGAGAGCATTCGTATAACCCTCGTGATTTTTTTTGCCTTTTATCTTTCATATTGTTCTATCTGTCGCATTTAGTCCCAATTCATAGCTTTGATTTTTGCCATATTTGCAGGGTCATCGGCATTGATGACTCTCCGGTCTTTAGGTATATTGATACGCTTGCGTTCCTCGTCAGACAAATAGATGGATGTTACAGAATCGGCAAGAAGCAATTGTAAATTGGCATAGCTTATTCCCCATACAACATATTCCAAAGTCCATCCATACCTCTCACAAGCAGTATCTATCAATGTGCCATATATGCTTTTACCTCCAAATACAAGAGAATTATTATTATTCTTGGCTCTCATAGCTTTTGCTTGCCATTCTTTTTCCTTATCTATTCCAAGGTGCTTTGTATATACTGATATATCTCCCTCTGACAATGCCATAACCAGCAGTTGCGACAAGCTATCGCCATCAAGTTCTTTAAGGAAAAAATCACACCTTTCTTGAACCAAGTCGCAATCAAACAACTCCTCTTTCTTGTTGATGGTATGGTAGGACAAGATACGGCATACAACCTCTTTCTTATCTTGGCACAATCTTAACGCCTCCATGTATGGATTAGCCTTTATAATATCATGATTTATATCAAGACATTCAACAAGTCTTGATATTAGGTACGTTTTCCCAAGAGTAACCGGATATAGATAGAATTGACGTTGATTAACCTTAAAACCATGCGGACGCTCAATTATCGTGTCCGCGATATTCATGTCTATGAGTTTTTTATCTTCTGACATAACGGTTACTGTTTTTTAAAATTAACGCCAGCTATCCTCACAGACAACTGGCCCTGAAAAAGTACGAGAATCAACTATATAAAAAACAGAGCGGAAATACAGAATTGAACTGTAACCTAATGTCTGGTTGACATACGTGCATCCATTACACCATTTCCGCAATACACGTGGGTATAAAGCCCCCACGTTCGGCATTACCTATTGAAAACTCAACCTCCCATGTCGGGATTAGGGGCGACTTCAAATTTGTCTCCTTCTCCAGATTCATCTTCCGGGTCACATTCAATCTTAGAAATTGAGCTAGACGATCCCGTTACAATAATCTTACCCCATTGAATCTGCTTTTTATCAGCTCCCGGTTTTAAGGCATCAAACATATACGCCCAAATACCACCGTCCGCTGTAGTAAACGTATCTTCGACAGAAACAGTGGTCTTTTCCATGCAAAAGCCTTGAACATCCGGGTCTTCCGGTTGTAAAGCAACTGCATAATTGTGGGCAACCACTCCGTCACTGTCACTGATAGGTCTTTTACGCCCTTTTGCAGCACGGATATTAAGAGCAAGAGCATACGTATTCTTGCCGTACTTAACATCCTCATTTTCCCCACCTTCAATCTTTGCTTCCTGCTTATCTCCTTTTGTTGTCGTCAACTGTGTAGAATCCTCTACCGGTGTTGGAAGTTCTTCCCACTTTGGAGAAGATGCATCCAAATCTTTTACGAATATACGGGGTTTACCCCACCCGATTACTGCCATACTACTATGATTTTTGCAAATTATTTATGATAAAATAGGTTTATAT